GAAAGTTCTCTTGATAAAGACAACGACGGGACGGCAGACAAGCGTGAAGGCAAAGACATCGACCACGTGAAGATGTTATCTAAAGGCGGGTCAAACAAGACCGGCCTGCGCCTTCAGACCCCTGCGAAAAACCGGGCACGCAATGGTCACAGCGTGCGCGAACCGGGCGGCAAAAAACCCTCTTGACCTGTGCCGGGTAACCGGCTACATTGAAGATTCGATGCAGCGCGAGCGAGTGGGGAAGCCACTCCGCTCCGCATACGCATCTGCGGAGAACTGATGAAGATTATAGATAACAAGGCGCTGCTGCTGCGGGTACGCAACCCCCAGCAGATAACGACCGTCATTCCTAAAAGTAAAGAGCTGCCCGGTAACGAGGTTGTCGTTCACTGGGGCCTCGACGAAGCACAAGTGCTCCGCAATCTGCGTATCAAGAACGTCCCCTCCCCCATCCTCGGGCGCTACGACTGGCCCGGCCAATACAGACCCTTCAATCACCAGCGCACCACGGCTGCGTTCCTCACGATGAACCGGCGTGCGTTCTGCTTGAATGAGCAAGGCACCGGCAAGACAGGCTCTGTCATCTGGGCCGCTGACTACTTGATCCGAGCAGGCCGAATCAAACGCGTGCTGGTGATCTGCCCGCTGTCAATCATGGACTCAGCATGGCGTGCTGACTTGTTCAAGTTTGCCATGCACCGCTCAGTGGACATCGCCTATGGTGCCAAGGACAAGCGCCGTGCCGTGATCAACGGCCCCGCCGAGTTCGTCATCATCAACTATGACGGTGTTGAGATCGTCGCCGACGACATCGCACGGGGTGGGTTTGATCTGATTGTGGTTGATGAAGCCAACGCCTACAAGAACGCTCAGACCAAACGCTGGAAGGTGCTCAACTCCCTCCTCAAAGCGGACACGTGGCTCTGGATGTTGACGGGCACGCCCGCTGCACAGTCGCCGCTCGATGCGTATGGGCTGGCAAAGCTGGTCAATCCGCAAGGCGTGCCGAAATACTTCACGTCTTTCCGCGACATGGTGATGACCAAGTTGACGAACTTCCGATGGATACCCAAAGAGAACGCAACACAGACGGTATACAACGCGCTGCAACCTGCCATCCGGTATACCAAGGACGAGTGCCTTGACCTGCCTGAGATGACCTACACCCGGCGCAACGTCGAGCTGACCAAGCAGCAGCAGAAGTATTACGACCTGCTGAAGAAACGCATGGTGATCCAAGCCGGAGGCGAAGAGATCACGTCGGTCAACGCTGCCGTCAACATGTCCAAACTCCTTCAGATCAGTTGTGGTGCCGTGTACTCCGATACGGGCGAGACACTGGAGTTTGACATCAGCAAGCGGTACGACGTACTGACCGAGGTCATCGACGAGTCAAGTCAGAAGGTGTTGATCTTTGTCCCGTTCAAGCACGTCATCAGCATCCTGTCCCAGAAGCTGACCGCAGACGGGTACGAAAATGAAATCATTAGTGGTGACGTTTCCGCAGGTAAGCGCGCTGACATCTTTACACGCTTTCAAAACGAAGCTAACCCCCGGGTGCTGATCATCCAGCCCCAAGCTGCCGCCCATGGCGTCACGCTGACTGCGGCCAACACGGTGGTGTGGTGGGGGCCAACTGCGTCACTGGAAATCTATTCGCAAGCCAACGCCCGGGTGCATCGAAGCGGGCAACATCACCCTTCCACGGTGGTTCAACTTGCTGGTTCAGGTATAGAAAGACACGTTTACAACTTATTGGATAAGAAAATCGACGTACACGCGAAAATTGTTGATCTTTACAAGGAGCTGCTTGCATAAACCACAAAATGCCACTATAATGACTATTCCATTCCCCAAGGAGAACAACGTGACTGAAGAAGCACCCCCCATCCCAGTTGAAAAGCTGGTCAAGGTTTACCTCAAGATGAACGGCAAGTTGGGCGAACTCCGAGCAGCGTACGAAGCCGAGGAGAAGGCGCTCAAGGAGCAGATGACGACAATCAAGTCGGCGCTGCTGGCGTACTGCAAAGAGCAGAACGTGGAGTCGGTGCGAACCGGCGAAGGTTTGTTTTATCGCGGCGTGTCTACGCGCTACTGGACAAATGATTGGGAGGCGATGGGCAAGTTCGTGGTCGAACACAACGTGCCCGAATTGCTGGAGAAGCGTCTGCATCAAGGCAACATGAAGCAGTTTCTGGAAACAAACCCGGACGCGCTGCCCCCGGGCCTGAACGTGGACAGCGAGTACACCATCACAGTAAGGAGAAAGTAATGAGCACGCTTGAGCGGCTCGTGCCGATTGAAGATGTAGCCAAGCACTTCACGGTGTCTATTTCAACGGTACGTGCGTGGGTCCGACAGGGGCTCATTCCTAAAGAAACGTACATACGGATAGGTAACACCTATCGGTTCAGCATCCCCAAAATTATGGAAGCCGTAACGAAGAACCCCACCGAGGAGCCGACGCCAAGCCAGCTCCCGGTACAACTTGAACTTGATCTTGGCAACCCTGACAAAGACCTTTAAGGAGAACTTCATGTCGAACGCTATGACTCTGTTTGCTAATCAATCGTCGTCCGCCTTGGCCCTGCTGCAAGGCATCGAGGACAACCTGACCGATAAGATCGCGGGATCTGGCGGTAGCCGCCGCATCAGTATTGAGGGCAATGTTTTCCGCGAAATCATCGGCGGTAAAGAAGTCCGCATCTCTGAAGACCGTGCACTACAAGTTGTGATCGTAAACGCAGCCCCCGTGTCCCGCACCTTCTACGCAGGCACCTACGTCAAAGGCCAGAAGTCAAAACCCACATGTTGGTCAAGCGACACACAGTCGCCGGATGCAGCAGTGCCCGAGGATCAACGGCAGTCGAAGTTTTGCAAAGACTGCCCCCAGAATATCCGAGGCTCTGCTGCACAGGGTGATGGACGTGCATGCCGCTTTGCACAACGGATTGCCGTGGCACTGGCAAGTGATAGCGGTGTAGATGACAAGGTATATCAAGTCAACCTGCCTGCTACCAGCGTGTTTGGCGATTCGGATGGTCAGAAGATGCCGCTGCAAGCCTACGGTCGGCACCTCAAAGCGCATAACACGCATGTGATCAGCGTGGTAACGGAGATGCGTTTTGATCCTGCTGGTCAGATGAAGCTCGTGTTCAAGCCGGTGCGTCCGCTGAACGATGAAGAACTGAAGACCGTGATCGGCTTGCGTGAGCACCCCGATGCCATCAAAGCAATCACCATGACAGTGAGCCAGATGGACACGGACGAAGCAGCGCCGGAATCAGCACCGGCACCCGTTGCGAAAGCCGCGCCCAAGGCGGAGGCTAAACCTGAACCCAAAGCCGCGCCAGTGGTGGAGGCCAAGCCAGAAGTAGTAGAAGAACCCAAGAAGGTGGTGAAGAAGTCTGCTGCGCCGGAACCGACGGAGAAATCGGATTTGGCAGACATCGTAGGTGAGTGGGACGACTGAGTTCCAGTTTAGGGTGGGGTCGCTCCCCACCCTTTCTTTTTTCAGTTACCACGACACCTACGAATGGCAGCTATGGACACAAAAACATTTTTGGGGTCGATGCTGGGAGACGAAGGGACGTTCTGCTTGTTCGCTGTGCGGGATCGCACAAGGAAGCAGGAGTTTTACACGGACCTAGACGCCCTGATCCAAGCTGCTCACAGGCTGGACAATGAAGCATACGATGCGTATTTTGCGCTGGGGACATTTGATTCGGCAGGCTCTCGCGGTGCCGATAACGTCGTTCAACTCAAAGCGTTCTTCCTTGACCTAGACTGTGGGCCATCTAAAGACTACTCAACACAAAGCGAGGCACTGCACGGCCTTCAACTTTTCTGTAAACAATCGAAGCTGCCACGCCCTACGGTTATCAACTCAGGGCGCGGGATACATGCGTACTGGCAGTTGGTATCCCCGGTGCCACGCAGCGAATGGCAACCGGTAGCGAATCAATTCAAGAGCCTATGCAAGTCCTTGGGGTTGCGAGCCGACCCCGCAGTCACCGCAGACGCAGCGCGGGTGTTGCGTATACCCGGGACACACAACTACAAGGACAAGCCCCCGACAGAAGTTTGTATGGTTGGAGCTGCCGGTGCGCCGATTGAGTTTGATTTGTTCTCTAAACTGGTCTTCACGGATAACCTGAATGATGTGATAACCAGCGCGCCAAAAATTGTCGCCGCCGAACGGGATGCGATGATGGATGCGCTGGCAGGCAGCTACGTCAGTCGGTTCCGAACGATCATGATGAAGACCGTCAACGGCAAGGGGTGTGCACAACTAGCCAAAGTTATAACAAACCAAGCGGAAATATCCGAGCCACTTTGGCGTGCAGGACTGTCGATTGCGAAGTTTTGCGTTGACAACGACAAAGCTATACATCGTATCTCGGAGAAGCACCCGAACTACGACCCGCAGGTTACAAACGCGAAGGCGGCGCTGATCAAAGGACCGTATCTGTGTGAGCGGTTCAATGAGTTTCAACCCGACGTATGCCCCACGTGTTCTCATTGGGGGAAAATCAAGTCACCCATTGTCCTCGGGCGTGAAGTTGAAGAAGCCAGCGAAGAAGACAACATCGTTGTACAGAAGCCGATTGGTATTGCTAACGCGGAACCCATTCAGTATGTGATCCCCAAGTACCCGCACCCGTTTTTCCGTGGTAAATCGGGAGGAGTATTCAAGCGCGGGAAGAAAGTTGTAAACGAAGATGGGGAAGTTGATGAAGAGGCCGCAAAGGACAAGCTGGTCTACTTCA